AATACAAGCACAAGTTGACGGAACTCCTGGCTCGAATGACATGCCAACAAGGGTTATGTTCAGTACGTGCGGGGACGGCACAAACAGCCCTACTGAAAGACTCAGAATCGACAGCTCGGGCAGAGTTGCCATTGGCACGACAACAATTGCTGACACAGCTACTGCATTAGTAATTAAAAATTCTGCTGCAGGCAGTGAACATACAATGTTAGATATTGTATGTAATACTAATGAAACCGCAAGAGTACGTTTTAGTGAAGATGGATCTAGTTTTCCAGGAGAAGTTAAATATGATACTCTTAATAATTTCTTATCTTTTAACACAAATTCAAGCGAGCGCGTCAGGGTTGACAGCTCGGGTAATGTATTTATCGGTGGAACGAGTGCTGCAACTGCAGATATTGCGCTAAATGCTAATGGTGAGATTGTAGGTAAAAACCAAATACTTATAAACCGTGTAGACGCTGGAAGTTATATTCTAGAAGGCCAGAATAATGGAACGCAAACTTCACTTATCACTAAAACAGGAGACGCTACATTTGCTGGTGCTCTCTCTAAGGGGTCAGGCTCATTCAAGATCAGTCATCCTTTACCTGCTAAAACCGAAACTCATCATCTTGTTCACTCTTTTATTGAAGGGCCGCAGGCTGATCTAATTTATCGCGGCTATGTTGACTTAGTTGATGGTCAAGCAACAGTCAACATTGATACTGCAGGCCGTATGTCAGAAGGCACATTTGAAGTGCTTTGTACTAACGTCAGTTGTTTTACAAGTAACGAATCTGATTGGACTGCTGTTAAAGGTTCAGTCACAGGCAATGTGTTAACAATCGCAGCTCAAGATGCAACAGCAACAAGCAAGGTGTCTTGGATGGTTGTTGGCGAGCGTAAGGATCAGCATATGATTGACACCGAGTGGACTGATGCTGTCGGTCGCGTTATTACAGAACCTAAGAAGGTTGTTTAAACAGAAGAATGATCGGCAACCGCCCCATGGCAACGTGGGGCGCTCAAGTTACACTGACCCTATTGCTCCTATTTCATGGCAAACACCTACACCTGGAAGGTTGGCCAGTGCGATCGCACTTTGGCTGATGGCGTCATCACTACGCTTCACTACACCGTGGCAGCAGTAACTGAAGACGGCGTTTATTCCGCTGGTGCGTATGGCTCAATCGGCCTTGAAGCACCTGACGCTGAAACGATGATTGCGTATGACAGCGTGACCGAAGCGAACTGCATTGCTTGGGTAAAAGCTGCGATCGGTGGTGATGAAAAGGTCACTGAAGTCCAAACTGCTTTGGATAATCAGCTAACAGAAAAGCGCACTCCAACAACAGGTGCTGGCACGCCTTGGGCCGCCTGATGCAAAAACCTGATCCAATGATCCCCTGTAAGCCAGGGGCAGAAGACATCGAAGCGATGGAAAATCGCCTTGTCTGGCTTGACATGCTTTACAAATTTGAAAAGCGGGACGATCCAGCACATGCAAAGCATGGTCTTTATACGGGCCTAAACCGTAAGCATTCGGTTTGGCCTGGTAGTGACGAAGATTGATCCTGTAGATCACATCCAAAACCGTCCATTGACTGGGGCGGTTAATCTACCTATGGAAACGTTTTCTCTTCCAAAAAATGATCAAAGCATTGATTGTGAGTTCTGCCGTCGTTGGCGCTGCTGCGCTGGCATCTCCTGCCCAAGCAGAAGGTTTCTATCTGAATCCTGAGTACAACGCTGGCTGGGTCGGCTCTGACTTTACCGCTGGAGTGCTTGACGCTCACGTTGGCTATGAGTCTGGTGCATTTTTTGCACAGTTGGGTCCATCGATTTTGGCGGTTGATGGCGCTGATACTGAGGTTGGTTTCTCCGGCAAAACCGGCTTGTCAGGCACTGTTTCAGAGAACGTTGCCATGTATGGCGAAGTTTCGTTCGCTAAGTATGAAGACGTTGATGCAGGCTATGGCCTGAAAGTGGGAGCTAAGTACAGCTTCTGAGCTAGTCTCCAATAGGGAGACACACTGCCTCTTTCCTGTCCTCACACCAGGGAAGGGGCTTTTTTCTTTGCACATCTAATCATGCAAAAGGTTTTTAACGTCTTGTCAGTTGCATCGTTCACGATGTCAGCAGGAATGCTTGTTGGAACGGCAGTGGTTTATAGCCGCATCCCATCGCTGACCAAGCTTTACATGAGCGAGCTAAAGCTAGAGCTAACTCAGTTGGTGATGGATATGGTCCCGGTCAAAATCGATGACGTGATGTCTGAAATGCCTGAGCTACCGACATCAACAGGCCCGGCAATCAAGCTTCCTAAGTCACCGTTCTGACTGTATGCCTGACATCCCGGATATACAAATCCGAAGCATTGAACCGCCAATAATTCCTGAACCGTATATTCTCCCGCCACCGGTTACGCAGAACTTAGCGCCGCGTCCGATTTATCAGATGCCTGGTTGTGCCAACGTCCATAGAGATGCACAGCTCAACCGATCGTTGCTCCGTGATGATCCGAATGGGGTTGGAACGGTTTGTCCTGAAGGTGAGATGCCTAGCTACACACCACTGGACTGGGATCCAAAGCATTTGCAGATTATTGAGGCAGCACCTGCACAAACCCAACAGGAAGAACAAACCCCATCGGGGCAAAAAACCAAACCGAAACTGCCACCGCCAAAAGAAGAGACACCGCCAGATGTGAAGTGCCCGCCAGCAGATGCGGCAGAAATTGGCACCTTGTCACCTAATGGCCGCAAAATCTTGGAGTCTTACGAGCTAGTGGATGGTGTCTGCAAAGAGGTTTATCGAAACGTGCCAGTAACGGAGCAGCTAATCAAAGCTGTCCCGTCTCCTTATGAAGCAGCACAAACTGCAAGCATTGCCGTGCTTGCCACTACTGCCGCATTGAGTACGCCTTTTCTGCTGCGTATCATCAAGCCGCTGGTGAAAAAGGTAATTACGAAACTAAAAGAGGTCGTAACCCGTAAGAAGGAAGATCGCCCGTCTACTTTTGAGCGTCAGAGGAACCAGCGGAAGGCGCGGAAATAGCGTGAACGTGCGGCACCATTTTTACGGGTGGAACGCTGACGATTAGGTCGCTGCAAACAACAGACATTCGGCCTGTAAATTGAATCCCACTTTTAGCCAACTCACCGCATTGCTTGGCCCTAAAAAGCTCGTGCTCTAGCCGTTTAGTTGAAAGCAATTGTTCTTGAAGCTTGATGTTTGTCTCTACGGCACGCTTGCACCTAGCGCTTAAGCCACCATCTAATGGCATTGTGAACGTCGCAGTTACTCCTATATTTAAATCGTGATTGTGCTTTTCATAGCGCGGTATCTCTGAGTAGTACAAAATCTTGCCTGGATTATCGGGCTCTGAGTCTTCATTAACATCAGCTGTTGAATAAACCGGCACTTTTGTTGTTTTTGCATATGGCGTAGCCCAGCTTGTGCCACCAGTGATAAAAGGGCTCACACTAATTGTTGGACCAGGGCACTGGATTCCCTGCGACATCCGATAAGTCGGAAACGGTCCCGTAAGCATTTGATACGCATTATTGGTAACTGACCCGCTACTTGTCGCTTGTGGCGATGCCACTGTGGTGTTAGCTAATGACGAACCAGCTGTAAGAGCTGCCAGGGCTATTTGAACACCGAGGTGCTTTCCGTAACTGATGTTGTGTTGATGGTGCGGTTGATATTTGTCACGTTGTCGAGCCCCGGAGCAAGAAAAGATTCTGTCAAGCTCCAGTCGCCACCAGGGTTGACGATTTCCCATTGAGGTTTTGTTTCGAGTTTTGGTGATGTCCATCCAAAGCTAACCCCTGCCACAGTTTGTGTGCCTGTAGTTGTAGCTTCAGGCGAAATTACAGAGCCCTCTATTGGTTGGACGTTAGTCCCCATCGCTGAATATGTGTAGCCAGTGCGAAAGCTATGGCTCACAATCTGTTCATTAATTTGCGTTGTTGATTCAGTTCTGCTGGTGAGAGTTCCAGTTGTGAACTGAGGCGTTATTGGTGCGCCAAAGGCTGCAGAGGGCAGCAGCAAAAGTAGCAGCCAAGCTTTAGTCAATTTCAATGGACTGCGAATTAGAAAGAATGCCACTAGTGCCAGCTCCACCTGCAGTAATTGTGATGTCGCCTGCAGCACTCGCCGTAGCGGCAAGACTTCCTGCGACTCCGCCAGATCCGGTTACAACTGAACCGAAGGCTGGAAGGCTTGTGACGTTGCCGGTTGAAACTGCAGTTGCGCTAGGGATCGTATCGGCTTCAACGTAAGACTCAGTTAAAGAGAATGACTCGCCGGTCGTGCTTTGAGTGAAAGCGGTGTCAGTCAGTCCGGGCACTCCGTCGGTGATGCTGCTTAGGTTGAGGCCGCCAATGGCACCGCTCGTAGTAGAGCCGCCTGAAGTAACAGAAGGCGTAACGTTAGAACCTGAGACTGAATAGGTCGAACCCAAGCGAGTAGCTGAGCTGTACGCCTGATCAACGCTGATCTGTGCGCTTTGAGTCAGCTTGTGGGTGATGTCAGCATGGGCAGGACTTAAGGCAAAAAGTGTTAGCGAGGATACAAAGAAAAAACGTCTCATTTTGGCTTGGACGTAGTTGTTTCCTTGATTGTAGGGTCTTCTTTTTTCTTGCCATTGCCGTTGGCCTTTCGCTCGATACCGAACGAAGCCATTGACCCTGTTAGCAGCGATGCAACAAAGGTGTTGTCCATTTTCATCTGAGGGAAAACGCCCAAATAGGAAACGGTGAGTAGCGTGGCGCTCCACAGCAATACCATGCATTTGACAAGGTCAGAAATGGAAACTTTTTCCTTTTCGTTTTCTTCAGTGACTGAATCTGCCATGATGAAGCCAAGCTATAGGTCGGATGGTGGTTGAAATTTGGGCAGCAATGGCGGGTGCTGGGGTTGGGGTCGCGGCCTCAGGCATCAAAGGAGCCAACCGCGAGAACCAACACGGGAGAGATTCGTTGGTGCGCCTCACAAGTGCTGTAGACAATTTAGCCAATCGTATGGATGTGCTCCACGCTGATCTAAGGGTTAGGGACCAGGAGCTGTTTCAGAGAATATCAACGCTTGAGCAAGATGTGGCGAGACTTGAGGGACATGCCAATAGGAATTAGACTGTTTGCACACACAGTGATCCCATGGTTTTACTGCTAAAGCCAATTCTGTTTGGATTCATCAAATCAAAGGCCGTAAAACAACTGTTACTTGACTGCCTGGTCAAGATCAGTGAGCAGACTGATAACGAGCTGGACGATGTGGCTTGCACGTATCTCAAGAACCTGCTATTTCCGACCGAAAGGGTAGAGAAGTAGCTTTATGTCTTTTCTGATGGCTTTGGCGATGACTATTTCAATGACTGCTATTAGTAGCGGCGCTTTTTTCTTCTTTGGTTTTGCCGCTGGGCAATCGCCATGTATTCCGGCATCATCACGGTAGTTTTGCTGTCGAGCGTTGTGTCGTTGAGTCTGCTCCCCTTCTTCAAGTGGTTTCGCGAAACACCGCACCAAATGGCAGCGATAAAGCAGTTGGAGGACTCGCTGCTTGATCAAGAGTTGTTGAACGAAGAAGCGGAATGGTTTCAGACCTGGAAGACGACGGGTCGCAGCGAACAGGTTTATGGCGTTCCGTATTACAGCCAGTTAGATAGCCAGACCGGCTATGGCTACCGAGAGTGCTTTGACGCAGCGGCTGCCATGGTTGCTGCGTTCCATCATGCCACCAATGGTTTAGACGAGTATCGACAGGTGCGCCGAAAGTTTGGCGACACTACTGAGGTTCATTCTCAAGTGTCTGCATTAAGGGCTCTCGGCTTAGATGCTGAGTTTCGCAAGAACGTAAGAGTGGAGGATATTGAAATTGAGATTGACGCTGGAAGACCACTAATGGTTGGCTGGCTTCATCGCGGTAACTTCACTGAAGGCCAACCTGCCGTTTGTGACAGTGAAGGATGTGGTCATTGGAGCCTAATCGTGGGGTACAACAAGGACGAATTTACCGCCATGGATCCGATGGGTAAGCCATATATGGAGACTGGCGGCCATAACCCCAAGAGATCAGGTGAATTGATCAAGATGTCGCGGCCTGCTTTCTACCAACGCTTTTTGATTGAAGGTGAAGCAAGCGGCTGGGCCATATTTGTTGATCGATGAGCGTCAGTAATATCAGCGCGTTTTTTTACACCGTGGTGGTTTCATGTATGCACCCGTTGAACTGGGAAGCTTGTTTACCAGTGCAGGACTGGTTATTCCCCGCTATAGGTGATTACATACGTTTTAAGACTGAGGAGCCTTATGCCTCCGAAAAACGAGCCCTTGAACAGTTTCGACTGGATGGTGGTTGAACCAAGCCTTAGTGAGCAGTTTGTCTTAGAGCGCAGTATTAGGGAAATTGAAGACTGCGACAATATCGATGTGTTGTCTCAGCTTTGCGTTGCCATGGCCAAGGCTCAGCACCATCAGACACGGCTGCTCAGGCAGGCCGTTGGTCACATTGCCTTGTTGGACGCCGTGCTTTCTGGCGAAGAGCGGAAGCCCTGAAAGCTTTTTCTAGCGTGGTCAGTTTTGGGCTGGATTCGTGCAGCGTGTCTCTGACTCTTGCCTTAGCCGCGTCGATTTGATCTTGAGGACGAGTCGTCCAATTCATGTTGACTGGGGCCAT